GTTTGTGCACCACCAGCAATAGATACTTGTTTGAATCCGCCTGTTAATTGTTCAATTAAATCTAAGTTATTATTTGTTTTATCTCCCCACGTACCAGAGTTTTCTCCAGTAGCCATTTTTTCTATACCAAGAGGGGTATATGTAGATGCCATAAATTTAATCTCCTATAATTATAATACTCTTATTAAGCCGCTCTATCAACCTCTGTCCATGTAACGGTGGTTCCAGTGTTAACCTCAGCCCATGCTGTTATTCTAGTGCTAGAAATAGCAGTAGTCAATGCTACGCCAGTAATATTTACATCAGCGTTAGCTTGTGTGGTAACACTACCTATATTTGCAGATAAACTAATACCTGTAACTTCAGCTACCGATACTGCATCTACCTGTCCAATGCCTGTAGATAACGATTGACCTGTTAGTGTAACATTTGCATTACCTGCAGGTATTTCTTCTCCAATTGATGTAGTTAACTGAATTCCTATAACATCTACTGGAGTATTTAAATCAACAGTTTCATCACCTATTGCTGTTGATAAAGATTGTCCAGTTAAAGATTGATTTGCATCTGCTGTAATATTTACTGAACCAATATTTAAAGATAAATTATTTCCTGTTGTAGGTACAGAAGCACCTGCATCTGCAACTATTTGACCAACTGCAGTATTAATAGTATGTTCAGCAACGTTTACAAATATATTTCCATTAGCTGCAATATCAACTGTTCCAACTCCCGTTGAAGCTGTAACACCTTGAAGTCTTAATGTTTCTACAGAACCTATATCTGTTGATAAACTTATTCCTGTAACATCAACACCTACATCTGAGAATGCCCCTTCATTACCTGTTACTATACTTAATGATTGTCCAGTTACATTTTGATTAACATCAATTTGAATGGATACTGAACCTATGTTTGTAGATACTGCATCTGTGGTTACAGATGTTTCGCCCCACGGATCACTGCCCCATGAATCGACACCCCAACCTTCAAAGGTTACGGTTTCATTGACACCACCTTCTCCCCAAGATCCTACGTTCCAAGCGTTTTCACCCCAAGAAGAAGTTGATGCCATTTTAAAACTCCTTAGCTAATTCTTATAATAGCTTGAGTATCATTTGCGTCTGGGAACTGAATAGTAAATGTTCCAGCTGTCGCTGTTTTGTCTCCTCCAAAGTCTAAAACTGCTACTGCTTTACTAGTCTCAGATGTATTATAAATTAATGCACCTCTTGCAGTTAAAGTAACTCCAGTAAATGATAAATCATCAAAATCAACAAAAGCTGTTGTTCCGTTTACTGATACTAAAGCATTTACTAATGCTCCACCACCTGCAACGTACTGACCTGTATCTCCAACTTGCCCAGCAATTCCTACTGCGTATGAAGTTGTGTCAGCACCAATTGAAGCTGATGAATCGTATAATGCTAATTTGAAAACATCACCTGTAGTAGGTGTGAAATCATGTAAACCTTTAAGTGTATCTTCCTTAAAAGAGTTACATATTGCGTTAGTTGTAATTGCCATATTTTCCTCCTGTTAAAAATTGTTATGGCGATGGAGAAGGTACCTTAATTCTAGGAACCCCTTCATCGTATTCTCCTCGTCTTCTTCTACCCATTTGCTGTAGAGCAAAAGCTTGTACACTTTCATCATACTTGCTTTTATATAGGTTGTACATATCCATTGGGCCTTTTAAATAAGAAAAAGCTTCTGTAAGTACACCATATAAAAGTAATCCATCTTGGTATTGTGCCAAAAATGTATTATTCGTAGATGTAAAATGTGGTGGATCAATTATGTAGTTTAGTTGTACTTGATAAGTATCATCAGGTGTAGGGGCAACTACTAAATTAAAATCGTCCCACATTGCATAATATTTTGGTAATCCTGTTGCACCAGAATTATTAAATTCAGATATAAAACTTGTATCTCTTTTTTCTAAAAAATTTCTATCTCCAGATCCATCAAAAACTTGTACTGATCTAACTATGACTTGATCAGCTGGTAATGAAAGATATCTTTGAGAGGTAATAAAATTAGAAGTTGAATATTTTCTTAAATCATCATAATCAACTTTACCTGCAACATCTAATTCAATTTGTCTTATGAATTGATCTATTATAGAATCTGTTAAAACATTAGAATCAACTTCAGTATAGTTTCTTACTTGAGTTAAAAAATTTGAATAACTAATTGCCATTATGTTATCCCCACTGTTACTTGACCAATATTAGATAATACTTGTCTACCTCTATTTTGTGCAGAGCCATCATCAGGTTGCATGCCATTAGAACTAAAAGCAAAATCTCCTGGTAAAGTTAAATTAGCAACAATTCCTCCACCTCCACCAGATAAAACTGTAAATGTTTGAGGTCTAGCATTCATTAATGCAACACCATCTGCTGAAGTTCTTCTTGGATCTAACTGAGGGTGTTTAGGTTCAAATTCAGAAATATGAACGAAGGCTCCTGTCCATTCTTTAACCATTTCTCTATATGGAAAAGCTTGACCAGATCTATCTGAAATTGCTTGTGCGTATTTTCCTGATGCTCTAGTTGCCATTACACTCCATCTCCATAAAATGTTTGTGGTGAAATATATACTGATGTTCTTTGACCATCTTCATTTAAAGCTCTTTGTAATTCATCTTCGTAAGCTAATCTTAAACCTTGAGTTGATCCTGGATTACTTAAAAAAGATAAATAATATGCTAGACCAGAAACCATACATGGTATGAATCTGTAAGCAATATCTGCAGTATTAGTGTAAGCTCCTGCATCTTCAATTCTGTTAATAGTGTAATATTTTAAATGTGTATATGTGGTAGCATCAGGTGCAATATATAAATTAATTACTGGTGTTGTTTGTCTATCAACAAAATATTGTGAAGGTTGTCCTTGTGTACCTTTATTAGGTAAAGCAGCATAAGCTGATCTATCTATTTTTGTTAAAGATATATCATTTGTTGATGTAGTTATTCCTGAAGTAGTTGAAATATAAGCTTCTAATACATCTGATACATTTGTTGGAACTGTGTATGATATTGTACCAGCAGTTAAAGCTTGTGTTTGTAATTCAACTTTCCAAAGATGAACGCCACGATTACCCCATTCTGAAAATAAAATATTTAAATTTCTTCTTGCTCTTTTTAAATCATAACCAGAGTTTGTTCTAACTCCACAACGATTGAAGGCTTCTTCTATAATATCGTCTATATTTAAATCGAATGATGTTGTTCCTGAAGTAGCCATGCATATCCTTTATTACATTAAGTCTTTATAGTAATCCATTGATTTACCTGGAACTAAATTCTCATCTTGTAATCCCATACCAGATTGTCTAGCAGCTCCATAACCCTGTTTCATTTCACCACCTTTAGCTTTTTTCTTAACTATATCTCTTACATCTTTTGCATCTGGGAGTTTAATTGATTTTACATATTTAGAAAACTTATCCTCTTCTTTTTTACCTGTAACCATTGCACCTTTTTTAGCTTTCATCATTTTGAAATCTTCACCAGATATTTTACCATCTTTATTTTTATCTAATTTTTTTTGACCGCCTTTAAGCATTTGTCCTCCTTTATTGTATTTTTTCATCATACCTCCACCCATTTTTTTTGTCATGCCTTGGGGTTTAGTATTTTCCATTCTTTTTTCTTTTTCAGAAAAAGCTTGTGATGGACTTCTTCCTTTTAATCCTTTATCACTAATTCTTCCTGATCCTTCTTTTGAATAACCACCAGGTACTTTTTCAATAGATCCACCTGTTGATTTATTTTTAGGTTTTATTTCTTTTGGTTTTAAAGGTTTACCACCTTTACCTGTAGGTTTAACAACAACCATTGTAAATGTATATTTCTTACTCATAGGTCTATCATACCCCCATAGTATTTCTTTGTAAATGTACTAACATTTGTAGGTTTTCCACCAGGATTACCTGCTGCTCTTTTTCTCTTTACAGCACTCGCCTTTTCTGACTTTGTCATTGCTGTGGCTTTTGCAAGTGGTACGCACTTGGGGTATTTCCTCTTCGAAGAGCCACCTGACGTAGATCTCCCACAAGGTTGATATTTTCCATTTTTTTGCTTGGCTCCAATATCTACCCATTTTTCTGAAAACCATTTCTTTAAACCTTTCTCAGCCATTAAAGTAAATCTTTGTAATAATCCTCATAGGATTTGTTTGAAACTTTTTTACCACCTATTTCAGATTTTATATATGAACCATTGTACTCTGTTCTTTTTTTATATTCTTGATCTGTTTCAGTTGTCATTCTAGGTCTATGTGTTTTAGCATGATCTATAATTGATCCTTTAGAATATGTTTTAGCACCTTCAGGTCTCATGTAAGTTTTTGGAAACTTTTTCGCAGGATCAAATTTTTTACCATCAACGATAAATGGATCTCCAACATATACAATATTTTTATTACCCATAGCCATATCTCTAGCTTTAGGCATTTTTTTCTTTTGTTTTTTCTTTTGCTCTTCAGACATTTTTAATCTCCTTACACCAGAAGAACTTGCAGCACCAGAACCTGCAGATCCTCCGCTTTGCATTTTTTTAGGGCCCCAATCTTTTCTTCTTACACCAGATGGGTCTTTTGCTTTACCTGCACAAATTTTAGATGCGTATGCGTTAGCATACGCTGAGGGATAAACTTTAAATTTTCTTTTAGCGGCCGCTTTGCCTCTAGCACATAATTTAGTCATTGTGTTTAAGCCTTTTTCTGTTGTACAACTTTTTAGATTGTACCACTTTTTGCTTAAACTTTGAAGACCTTAGGTTTTTTGCTATTGGGTTTCTTTTTGACTTGTAATCGTTTCTTTTTTCTCGCTCCACGTAATTTACCGTCTATTTGTTGAGTCATTTGTGATCTACCTATTGTCATACTAAATCAACCGCCTTTCCTATTATAGGTTTATATTTTACTTTCTTATCTTCTCTATATGCATGCATAAATTGTCTTCTAGGTTGGTAAGGTATCCAACTTGCATGGATCCAGCCACTATTAGGCTCTCCTGGCGTATAGAATTCTAAAATGAGTTGATCTGTTTCTAAATATTTATTTATCCAATCTGCAACTTCAGCATTATCTACACCTAACACTTCGAAGTCTGCGGCCTCAGCTTTGGCATGCTGTGAATTTTCTGAGCTACCGATAGCTCTACAAAGTTCTACACTACGAAATCCGCTAGTCACCTTAACTCTTCCGAATTGATCTCTTACTGGTTGTAATACGTTTTCGCATAGCTGTTTTAATTTATCTATTTGATCACCGTTAGGATTATTATCAATATTTAAACGGATTGCAGTATCCGATTTTATTAGTTCTTGTAATGTAAAATTACGGGAAAGGTTCATTATTTTGGTTTTATAATTCTTTTTATACTTATACTGCCATCTATATTTTTTTCAAGCTCTGCATCTACAGTCCCGCACATGTACTGAATATTAACATTTACATCACGTTCCGCAAGGCGTTTTCCCTTCAAACAATCTGACATAGATTCTTTTATTCTATGTTCTTTAAGCTCTCCTGCTATAAACATACAGAGAGCAAC